TAGTATTACTGCAACACCAAGTAACACAGCTACACCTAGTGTTACACCAACTAATACAGCTACACCAAGTGTAACACCTAGTATTAGTATTTCTAGAACACCTAGTATTACACCAACTAATACAGCTACACCTAGTATAACAGCTACTCCAAGTAACACAGCTACACCTAGTGTTACACCAAGTAATACTGTTACTCCAAGTATAACTCCTACTAGAACTGCTAGTGTAACTCCAAGTATAACTCCTTCAAATACACCAACACCTAGTATAACACCTACTAGAACTGCTAGTGTGACTCCGTCTATCACACCAACAAGTACCTCTACACCTAGTGTGACACCAAGTGTTACACCAAGTATTACTCCAAGTATAACACCAACTACAACACCTCCTATAGTTTGTTACACATATGAATTATCAGCTGATGATGGCACTTCAAATAGAAATGCTTATGACTTTAGCTATATAGATTGTGGAGGAACATTTAGAGAAGGCTCAGTAGTTAATGGATACCAAAGATATGTTTGTGCTAGAGAAGGTACAGTATTCTTTACTAGTCCATATATAACATTAACACAAGGTTCAACATGTAGTCAAGATCCATCCCCTACACCATCATTCACCCCAACACCAACTAGAACACCTAGTGTTACACCTAGTGTTACACCTAGTGTTACACCTGATCCTACACCATGTCCTAGCTCATCACCAGCAGCTTCAACAGTTACAATACAAATAGCAACTAATATATCATTAGATGTAGAAATATACTTATCTAGTATAACAGTGAATGGTGTTGGAGTGACAAATGTTACAGGAGTAGATCCAAACGTCCCAGGCAATGGTGCAACTGTTGATACAAATCAAATAGGAACATATGATATAGTAGTAGTATATAGTTCTACTATATCAGGACAAAATATATCTTTAGTTGATAGTGACTATAATGTATATTGTAATAACACATTAACTGGATTTAATAGCATGACATTCTCTAATGTTGTAATAAACGGATCTGTAAACCCAGTATTAACAGCTGGTGATGGAACATGTATTTAAATAATATCTAAGTTTGGTGTCCTAAAATCTCTACTATATATTTAACCTAATAATAAAGGTTATGTTTTATATAATAGAGACAAAAGAACAATTAGATTATCTAGGTAAACCAGAACATGATAAGTGTTTTGTTAATATCATCACTACAAATGATAATCGCCATCCATCTCTAACTAAACCATGTTTAGTATATTATAATGATGGAGAAAAAGGTTATATATTACCTATCGACCATAGTGAAGCATTTAAATTAGATTGGGAAACAGTTAAGGAATTTATATCTAACATTAACACAGTTTATGTTTTAGATAAAAAATTCCATTTGTATTTTCTACCAGGACATAATTTAATTGATGTAAATTTTTACAGTTACATAGATGAATCACAATTTGATACTAAAGTACACATTGATTTCAATCGTGAAAAATATTATATACAAGAATTAAGTACACTTATTCCTATCCCTAAACATTATGAGAAATGGGAAAAAATACACAGGAATATAAAAGAAAGAGGATTAATTTCTAAATGGCAAGTAGCTAGTACATTTTTAAATTATAATTTCACTAATGTATTTTATCAAATTGAAAAAAATGGTATAGGCATTGATCCACGTAAATTTAATAAACATTTTGAAGTAACTTGGAAAGATAATTCGATTTACGGGAATACAGTTTTTACTCAATACAATCTATATAATTTAACTTATCGTCCGTCAAACGCCTTTAATAGTGTTAATTTCGCCGCACTTCCTAAGGGTGTACCGCGTGAGTCATTTGAACCAAATAATTACATGTTTGTTGAATTTGATTACAGTGCTTATCATCCCCGCATCATTGGTAAAGCTATAGGGTATGATTTTGAAATTGATCCATATGATGAAGTACCTAAAGAAATAATGTTTCAAAATTTATATGGTGGTATTAGAGACGAATATGCTTGGTTTCCATTTTTCGCTAAATTAAGTGAATGGTTAGAAAGCCAATGGGAAGAATTTAACTCTACAAATAGATTAAAATTACCATGGGGAACTAATATCTATAAAACTAAAATAGAAAATCCAAATAAAAATAAAATATTAAGTTATCTAATCCAGGCATACGAAACATATTATAATACATTAACATTAGATCGTGTATTAAAATTATTAGATGGTAAGAAAACTAAAATAGTATTATATACATACGATTCAATTCTATTAGATGTGGCTAAGGAGGACGTTAAAACATTATTACCAAAAATTAAACAAGAACTAGAAGCTGATGGTTTTCCAACTCGTATGAGTGTTGGCGAGAATTATGGCGCTTTAATAAAAAAATAACATATTTATGACCTGGAATTTAACAATAGAGGAATTGGCAAACAAGTTATTCGCAACCTTCTCAAAGAAGGAAGACATAGAGCAAACGCTTGAAACTATAACTGGACGTTATAACATCTTATATAATAAGGTTTTCATCTTAGAATCTAAAGATAGTGATGAGTTCATTTGTACTTACAACATCGATCCAGGAAATCTGAGCACAACCTCAGTTTTGCCTAATACTATCTTATTGCATCGCAAAAAAGAGTCAAATACTTTATATACAATTAATGCTTTGAATACTTTAATCAAAACATTGAATAACGGTTATGCTGATCCTAATTACAAAGTAGAATGGAATGATTATAAAAACACCATTTTACTCACTAATGGCCCTGATCTTCGTAAGTTGGAAACAACTATTTACAAGATAGTTAATCTCTAAGTTATAAATGGCCTCCTTCGTAACACACGGGGATATTTATAATAGATGACAGATGTCACTAAAATATATTTAATTACTAATATAGATAATAATCCTAATAAAGTTTATATAGGTAAGACTAAAAACAATTCCCGTGAAAAGGACCATAAATTTAAATTTGGTCCTCAAATTACCTTTGATTATATTGATGAAATACATTCATTAGATCGTAAAGATTGGACGCCATTAGAAATATATTGGATAGAACAATTTAGACAATGGGGATTTATTATAATGAATCCTAACAAAAAAGGTGGAGGCGGTCCTGAATATCATACTGATAGTACTAAACAAAAAATAAGTAAACGTCTTTTAGGTCGCAAATTCTCAGAGTCATCAAAACAAAAAATGACTAAAGCTAATTCTAGACCTAAAACAGCTAAATTTATTAACAAAATAAGAAAACCAGTTCTTCAATTCACTAAACAAGGAGAATTTGTTAAAGAATGGGAATCATCTAAACATGCCGCTGTAAAAATGTATGGTTATTATAATGATAATATAGGAAGGTGTTGTCGTGGAGAATTAAAAATAGCTAGAGGTTTTACATGGAGATGGAAATAAGTTTGGCATCTAAGAATTTTGATGCTATATTTACTATATACAATTTAAACAATAAAAGTTATAACATGGATTTAAATGCAATTAAGCAACGTATGCAATCGTTGCAAAACAAAGGCAAAGGCGGCGCCAAGAATGACGACCGTGCTAAAAATTTCTGGATACCACCAGTAGGCAAATCAGTGATTCGTATTGTTCCATCTAAGTTCAACAAATCAAATCCATTCAAAGAAGTAATGTTCCATTATGGTATTGGAAACAAAACCATGTTGTCATTAACTAACTTTGGTGAAAAAGATCCAATTGTTGAATTTGCACAACAACTACGTAAAACTAGTGACAAAGAAAATTGGTCATTAGCTAAAAAGATTGAACCTAAAATGAGAGTATTTGTTCCTGTAATTGTTAAAGGCGAAGAAGACAAAGGTGTTCGCATGTGGCAATTTGGTAAGGAAATGTATCTTGAACTATTAGGTATTGCTGAAGATGATGATATCGGAGATTACACAGACATTATGGATGGTAGAGACTTAACAGTTGATACAGTTGGACCTGAAGTTACAGGTACTAAATTCAACAAATCATCTATTCGTATCAAACCAAAAACATCACCATTATCAGAAGATAATGAGTTGATTAAAAAATGGATTTCAGAACAACCAGACGTACTTTCACTTTATAAGAAGTATGAGTTTGATGAAATGAAAACCATGTTAATGGAATGGTTAGAACCAAGTGAAGACAGTGGTGAAGAAACAACTGAAGAAGTTGCTGAAACACCAGTAGTAGAAGCACCTAAAACTAACTACACTCTTAACACTAAGAAAAAAGGGTTTGATGAAGATGAATTTGATGAATTATTCCAAAAATAACTAAACAATGGCTAAAACAGCAAAAAGCGTAAACGCTAGTGTTTCTCAAGCTATTAAAGGTACATTTGATCTTGATAAGTTTAAGAAAACTAAAAAACTAGATCAATCATCAAATTTTAAAGCGCAGAAGTGGATTCCATTCTCACCTGCAGTACAAGATGCACTTTCAATTCCTGGTATACCAATGGGTCATATCACAATTGCTAGAGGTGGATCGGATACAGGAAAAACAACTTTAATGATTGAAGCAGCAGTAGCTGCTCAAAAAATGGGAGTGTTACCTGTATTCATTATTACTGAGATGAAATGGGATTTCGCTCACGCTCAAAAAATGGGATTCAGTTGTGAAGCTGTTCCTGATGAAGCAACAGGAGAAGTATTAAACTATAGTGGTTTCTTCTTATATGTTGACAGATCAACTCTAAATTCAATTGAGGATGTAGCAGCATTTATCGCTGACATTTTAGATGAGCAAAAGAAAGGTAACTTACCTCATGACTTGTTATTCTTATGGGATTCAGTAGGTTCTATACCATGCGATATGAGTATTGAACAAGGAAAGAATAATCCAATGTGGAATGCAGGTGCTATGTCGACACAATTTGGTAATTTCATTAACCAGAAGTTTCCAATGTCACGTAAAGAAAGTTACCAATTCACTAACACGTTCTTTGTAATTAATAAAGTAGGAGTTCAACCAGCACTTACACCTATGAGTCAACCAAGAATGACTAATAAAGGTGGTAATACAATGTATTGGGATGCTTCATTAGTAATTACATTTGGTAATGTTACAAATAGTGGTACATCTAAAATACACGCTCAAAATAAAGGTAAAAAAGTAGAGTTTGCTAAACGTACCAAAATATCAATTGACAAGATTCACGCTGATTGTGGTATTGCTACAACATCAACAGTAATTGTCACACCACATGGATTTATTCCTGACACTAAAGACGATGAGAAAGCTTATAAAGCAGCTCACGCGCATGAGTGGTTTGGTGAAAATGTAAAAATTGAAGAAATTCAAGTTACAGAAGACAATAGTGAATGGGAAGAAAGTAGTAAAATATCACCAATGATTGAAATTGACAATGACGATGAACAAGACGCTTAAGCAAATACTTGATGGTATACAAAACTCACAAGAGGATCCATTACATTTAAATAGTAGAATACTACTAGTAGATTCAATGAACACATTTCTAAGAAGCTTTGCCATGATCAATCATATGAATCCAGGAGGAGCCCACATTGGTGGGCTCACTGGTTTCTTAAAGTCGATCGGTTTTGCAATTAGACATATTAAACCTACTAGAGTAATTCTAGTATTTGATGGTACAGGCAGTACAACAAACAAAAAGAATTTATTTGCTGATTACAAAGGCAATAGAAAACTACAACGTATAACTAATTGGGATGGCTTTGACAACAAAGAAGAAGAAGCAGCATCGATTGAAGATCAAATATTACGTTTAGTTAATTATTTAAGATTATTACCTGTTGATTTACTTTCTATTG